TCTTCATCTATGTCAGTTCCGTGAAACTCGTCATAAGTGCGTTTGGTCACACCGAGGTTCGTCATGCCACCAGGGTCTTCCGGGTGATTGACGTACCCTCCTTCGTGCTTCAAGAGCATGTCGAGGCACGTATCGAAGTTGTGGTTCATACTATGCTTCCTTGGCACCTACGATGGTGCATTTGTAATTGACTGATTTCCATTGACCGTCTTGCGGCAACTCTTCGTGGAGCAACTTCATCTCGACGCACTGTGGTTTTTCTTCGAACCACTGCACTGTCTGAGTTGCGCAATGTGAGGTGGAGCAAACGGTCAGCAACAAAGTCCAAATGACTTCCATTTGCTGTCCCCTATTTTTTGAATTGACCGATACTCTTCAGACCGAAGGAGGCACCGATTGATGCTAAGATTCCCCATGACAACCACTCCGGGCAGTCTTCACGCAGGAACCTAAATCCGTCTTCGATGTATGGTTGTGCGGCAGGTATGAAGCAGGCACCGATAAGTAGGACAAAGAAGACAGTCCACAACTCGTCTTTCCATGAGTTGTCGCTTGCCTTAATCGCAGTCTCTTCCCAAGCACCGTCTTGAGCGACCTTCTGCACCTGTGCCTCGATCTTCGCTACTTCGAGTTTCTGCTTTGCCTGTGCTTTTTCTTGCTTGTTCTTTAGATATCCACCTGCGAGATCAGCAACCGCACCGATTACACTTCCCCAAATCATTTCCTACCCCACAGCGAACGAGATCATTGAGATGGCAAGGACGACTAGGAAGACGACCACCATCGACATCTGAGCAATCTCGATCCACTCTTCTTGTTCTTGTTGTTTTTCTAATGCCGCACGTGTCTCTGCTTCACGCATCTCACGTTCACGCTTTGCTTTTTCTGCTATGATTTCATTCCAGCAGTCGGCACCAAAGCGGAGCGTTATGAGACTTCTGACCTCGTTGAGTTGCTCTTGCATCAGACGACGGTTGATTGCTTCGTTAGCAACATCTTTGAACCCGTCAAAGTTGCTGTACCCAGCACGTTTGTTTGCTTCTTGATTGACTTGTTTTTCTGCTGTCCAGAGTTGGTCGAGAAGACCACCTAATTCGCCAACTGATTTGGCGTGGTTACATGCTTCTTTGATACCTGCGACAGCAGAGTTGAATAAAGCGATACCAGCAAGGGTCTCCGCTATCATTTGGCGTACTCCGAATTGAGTTACGCTCTCCTCAGATTTTCATAAGTAGACTTGCCGCCAGACCCACGATGACCACAGTCGAACCCATGATCATTGCTTCTAGTCGCCACAGTCGTTTGTCGAGGGCAGACAGTTTGTCATCAACTGCCTTGTAACGGACTGCACATTCCTTCTCGTGTGCCTCAAGGTCGAGGGCGACACGCAGTTCCGGTGATACCGTCATTTGCTGTTTCATCGCACTCATCCAGCAATCTCCATGGCGACGATACTACTCACACCCATTTCGTGTGCCCCATCGTTGTTAAACGTGTACGTCCTGTTGACATATAGTTGGGCGGCGTGGTTCGCATTGAAAGATACTGTGTAGGTTAGTGCGGAGGTAGATGACGGACTATCGACGAACAACAGATTACAGGTATCTGGGGTACTATTAGCATCTCCTGCTGTGTACCCCATAGCAGTGTTAGCGATGCCTGCTCTTTTAGAACCCGATTCACTTGCGCCTAACTTTGTGGACCCACGATGAAATGCAAACAGGATGTCATGACTATTCTGATTGCTACTTTCGTGAAATATCGAGGACATCAGCAAGATTTTTGAAGAAGTCGAAGAAGGTGTAATACTTACAGACAAATGACTAGCACTGTCGTTTGCATTTGATGCTGACAACAAAAGATCAGTTCCAGATGCGTATGTGTAGTATGTTTGTCCATCCTCGACATGTTGTTTGATTTGCAAAATTCCATTACCAACACCTGATGGCAGAGAGGTGACATTAGTCAGCGACTGGTTGTTTAATCTTATAAGTCCCATTACGCCAAGTCTCCGAAAGTTATTGAACCAGCAAGAGGAACGTCTGCATCGCTTTGTGTACCTACATTGATGTAAGACAACACTTCGCCGCTTGTGAGTATCCCATCACTGTCACCGTCAGATGTGCTAAGACCATTTGCCCCGCCACTATTTGACACGCCCCTATGCATCCTTGCCATAGTTGCAACTGCGTAGTCGTTATTCGACATATTGTTCGTAAACGCTAATGTGTATGTGCCAGTGTTTGTGTCGGTAATACTTGAATTGTTGAAACTATCTCGCGTCGCAATAGTTCCAGTACCATTCATATTTAACCAATGTTTCGCTAACCCTTGAACGATGTTCGTGGTCGCTGTGCCACCCTCGGCAGGTATTGTGCTTGATGCAGTCAGTGCAATCCCCGTCAGCGCAGACCCATCAATCGCAGGTAAAGCACCTGTGAGTTTACTGGATGCCATACTGACAATCTTGCTGTCTGTAACTGAACTGTCTATCGGAGCAATGGTGCCTGTAGTCGGTTCTCGCACCAGAATGTAGTCAATGACATCACCAGTGACCAACGCAGAAGCGAAGGTAATCGTTGAACCGTTGATTGTATAACTACCACCGCCCGGTTGCTGGATGATACCGTTCAGACTGACCTGCATGACCAGTGTCGATGCTGGACTGTAGTTCACACCGCCCTTCTGCATCGTATATGCCGCCTGACCATTCACGACCGTGATTGCGTCCAGCAGAACAGGTGCGGCAGTTCCCTGTTGGGTGCCGATATAACTCATGATCAACCTACCTTTAGTATGCCGCAATATGTGCCGCGTTTCATTGCGCTGTTATCTGTAGCAGTGTTTGGATAATAGGCATGACTTTCCTGCTGTGCCGCCGCACTCATAGCATCATAGGGATTACCCGCTGAATCATTAAGGTAATGACGAAATACTACTTCATCATTTGCTTGCAGACTCTCGATTACGCTCAGAAAATGAGTGGATTGACCAGTATCATTGCCATTGTCTATATATCTACCATGAGCAGATGCGATGACTGTTTCTGTTCCACCACTATATTTAGCAATCATAGAACCAGAGTCTCTAACGGTTCCGTCTTGTCCATGAACGCCTAAACAAACTTGGAAATAAATCTGGTAATAACCAGTCAGAGGAACCAAAAAACCAGCACCTGATTGAACACCTGATGTCTTTGCAACATTTGCAGTTGATGCGTAAGTGTCAAAATCTATTACATCAAATGTCGCACGGTTCCATTGCTGTTCTGTAATATTTTCATCGTCAGCAGACATCGACATTTGTGCAATAACTTGTGAGGCAGCAACAATAGTGCCATCGGTTGATGCGTTTTTTATCTTCGAAAGTGCCATCAGTTATCCCCTCAAGCGTATGGACTGTCTCCGAGCAAACTTGTATCCCATGCCGCTTTCAGTGCGGCGATGTCACTTGCGTTCTCGATTGCGCTTGCCGCTGGTGCGTCTCGAAGAGCAGTCTTACGTGTGACTGATGCCGCTTTTGCAGTCGCATCGTCTTGCTCAAGTGCCTTCATGTAGACGACATCCTCTGCTTCGAGCAGTGGACCTCGAACTTCGCGTATTTTGTCTTTGAAGATGACTTTTGCTCTGGTCATGTCTTCTTGAATTACGTTGCCCTCGATGACCCAAGCACCTCTGAAGTGACGGTCGCTCGGTTGTGTCGAAACTGAGGACGAGTTGATCTGTGTGCCGACCGCATCGACAATGTAGGTATCTACCATTTTGTGTATTCTCCGGTTTATGCCGCTGTTGCTAAATCATCTGAGATTTGCCAAGCGTTACGCCATTCTCGTGTTTGGGGTAGTTGTTGTTTAGTGCAGATGACCAGACGAGGTTTGTTACCATCGTTGATATTCTGCCAGACGTGCTGTGGTACATCCTTCTGGATTAGGTATTCGATTGCTTCTTCTTCAGTCATTGGACCAATTGGTTCTGTCTGGTGAAGCAGATGTCCTCTCATGTGCTTCTTGAAGTCGGGTTGTGCTTCGTCCTTCGCCAGTTCCCAGTACACCCACACAGGCGGCAGGATACCACCCTGCAATGCACACGCCATCCAGTTAGGGTCAGGCACAAGTATCTTAGCGCACTCATCAATGCTGTCCTCATAGACTACACGGTAGTCAGACTGCACCGCTTCCAGCGTTTCCTTTGCCCAGCATAGTCGGTCAAATAAGTGGGTGCCTTGAAACTCTGGTGTCTGCATTATGCTAAGTCTCCGTGAAATATTATCTGCACAAAACTATTGTCAGCGTTGGAGTCACTTGTGTTTGTACTTCTAATTTGACATCCTGAAGCAGAAGGGTGTGAACCAGTAGGTGTGCCAAACTGACTTCTTGCGTTACCTAAAAAAGAAGCAGGATAATTTGCGTCAGTCATAGCGTTTGTTAAATTCATCGTTTGGTCGCCAGTGCCACCATCTGTGATTGAACTGCCATTAAAACTATCGTTAAAAGTGGGTGTTCCTGCCGTACCATCAAATGAACACCAACCTTTTGCACTACCATTCACAACATAGTTCGTGGCGATTGACCCAGCGGTGCTGTGTTCCAGCGTATCTGCTACAATTTTTCCTGCCATTACGCTAAGTCTCCAAGTATCGAAAACGCATTGTAGATGTCATCTGATGTAGCAAGTGTATTAGAAACTCTACTGTTAAACTGTCCAGTAGTCGTTGTTCTGTTTGATGGGTGTCCACCCAAAGTCCTGCCATCTTGACCACCGCAACTACCAACCCAATCGCCATCACTAAACGCAGTTGTCCAAGTAAATGTTGTTAGACCAACATTCTGGTCAGTAAGACTTGAAACTCCGAATGATGTCGTCAAACTTGTTGGTGATGTCATGTCGTATAAAGCGTAAACCTTCGCCAACCCCTGTTCCAGAGACATAGTAGCAGTAGCACCAACAGTCACGGTGATGTCATTAGCAGTGGTCTTGCCAGTGAGGGTATCTACTTTTATCTCACTCATGCTAAGTCTCCTAAAGAACTCAACCACGCCTTACTAACATCATACAATCCACCGTTACTTGTTGAGTTGCCGTTTCTTGCAGTTGTAAATTGGATAGAACCTGCCGCAAGAGGGTCAATATCAGCGTTTGATTCATCCCCAACATTGATATTACAAAACGCCCTTGATGCACCGCCTATCGCGGTTGCGCCATCATCTTGACTGTTGTAAATGCCCAATGTGATGCACCTATCATGCTGAGATGCAAAGGCATTAGTTATGGATATTGTGCCTGTGCCTGTCTTCTCATCAGTGTATGAACTGGCGTTTAATGACCCTTCAATATCATTGTTTACTGAATCAAAGGACAACCAAAATTTCGTTGCCTCTTGCTTAGTCAGCGTGACTGGACTGGTGCCATCACTTGCTGTGATTGTGTCTGCTCTTAACTCGCTCATGCTATCACCAGATTACCGTTTACAGTTAGAACCTTGGTCGAGGCGACAGTAAGTGGACCTGCGCACAGAGCATTTTCATCACTGTCGATAGTGACATTATTGTCGAGGGTTTGCTGATGAACTCTGAAGATATCACCGCCACCTGCGTTGACCTCACCGTTCTCACCTTTGTAGGTGCCACCGCCAAGGGTCAGACCAGAGGAGAACATTGCTGACGTGATTGAACCGTCAGGTGGGACTACTGTCTGCAATGCTTTGCCTTGGAAGACGACATAAAAGTCATCTGTGCTTGCAACATTGCCAGTCATCGTCATTTGGTTGCCAGAGGTGGTGTATGCGTCACCGGGTCGCTGACGGACGTAGTTGACGAAAACCTCGATCTCTTGCTCGTTAGCAACGGCATGACTGAGGGTGTAGGGACCAGTTGTCCCGTTGCCTGTCAGTGACTGTCTGTCAAATGATGAATAGGAAGACTGTGCTACGTTTCCGATATATGCCATGTCTTCACCTATTATGTGCTGATTGCATCGACCATGCTTATCCAAGCATCGAGCGAACTTGCTGTATCGCTTTTGACAAACAGTTGGTCTCCGCTTGCGAGGATGACTTTACTGGCACCATCAATCAGTTCGAGGGACGAACCAGCAGGGATAGGTGCGTCTTTTACAAGATGGATATCGTTCGACCCATCATTGACGTATACCTCAACCAAAATCATGTTTGCCGTAGTGTTCGCCAGTCGAATACCAATGATCGTGTCGTAACTGTCTGCCGCTGTAATGCTGGTCGCACCAGTTCCCACGCCGTTTAGCGTGTACCGTCTAAAATTCTGTGCCATGTGTATTTCCTATAGTGCGATTGCAAATGCGATTGCTGAACCTACTGATGCCCCACTTGCGTCCTGAAGTGTGAGGTTACCTGCACCGTCTGTAGTCATCACCTGACCGTTAGTGCCGTCTGATGTTGGATAGGAGATGCTTGCGATAGTTGCAGTGTCTGAGGTCATACCGCCAGTAACAAGTATGCCCCCTGCTCTGACCGCCATTTTCTCTGCACCTTGATGATACAAAACCGTAGATTTGGTTGCACCGGGGCGAATGTCTACCGTCAGGTTGCTTCCTGCTTTATTGCGAACCTCAAGTCCGTCAGATTGGACCCATGTCTTGTTCTGTGCAGAGCGATGCGAAAGAAGAGTATCAGCATCAGTACCTAACTTGAGGTAATCGTCATCCTGCATCACAACGTCGAAACTGTTGCTCTGTAGGTCACCACCTAACTGGGGACTTAGATCCTGCACAACATCAGTCAAACCTGTGTCTGCTGAAGTGACTGACCAACTGGTTCCGTCATATAAATATAAATTGCCATCGACCGTGTTTGCGTAGAGCATCCCACTTTGCAGTGGGTCACCCGCAAGGTCTACCGTTGGTGCTGATGCGTAAGACCCAAGATATAATCGTGTCTCTGCCGCTGTTGCTTGTGAGGGAAACGTAGCAGTTCCGTTAGTAGTAAAAAATGATGTCGTTGCCGCCATATCTACCCCCTATTGAACACTTGGTGTGGACTGATAGTCCGTGTAAGTCATCGCAGGTTGTATGGTCTGTGTTCCACCATTAAGTTCTTGATCGTTTGCCTGTTCTTGTATCTCTGCCATGAACCGCTGAAACTTCTCTTCGAAGATGTCCCTACGCTCATCGAGGTAATAATCTGCCGCATAGGTCAAACCACCATAAAGTATGAGGTCAGGTGCTACCTTCGCCAGATCGTTTTCATCGGTGTTTGCAACCATTGGAGCAAACTCAGCGTAATAATAGAGCACCACCTCACCGCTAGTTGGTTGTGGATGTAAAAGCAGGTTCTGCTGTTCTCTGGTAAATACTGTGGGTGAACCTGCTGTCGGGTTATTGACCAAGTTCCGCATCTTTGAGTTAGGAACACGAGTAAGTTCGATGCCCTGATAATAGAGACTAATGATCTCCAAAAAGTCCGTAGGTAGCGTGATTGATGCTGTCTGAGATGAGATCGTATAGGTCGTCTTATTCTCGTTAAGTGGGGTGCGTAACTGACGCTGGATACGAGCGATACTTTGGTCGATAAACAGTGTGGTCAGGGAAGTGGTTATGTCGTTTCTGTTCAGTAGGTCGTTAAAGTGAGACTTGATATCGCCGTAGTTCATACCTTACGTCCTTCTCTTTTTCTTCTTGTACGGTTTCGCTGTCTTTGCCGCCTTGCGAAACGCAGTAGCAGTCGGCGCACCTTCGCTTCCAACTTTACGCATCTTCTCACCACTACCGGATGCGATACGTTTTCGTTTCTTGTGGATGTTTCTGTAGAGTGACACTTAACTTCTCCGTGATTTGCTTCCACTGCACTTCCATTTCTTGCGAGATAGTCGGAGTGGTGAATTGGGGTTCTTTGCCGCTTTGGGGTGCTTCTTCATCTGACCAGCAGATCGAGAGCAATAACTGTCACCCTTCTTTGTGCCTGGTGATATCGAGTATCCCTTTGCGCCATATCTAACTGTCTTCTTGCCCACCTTCTTGCTGAATTTCTTAGGTCCGGTGTATGCCATCAGACTGATTTCTCCGTAGTCAGGAACGCTTCGAGGTTCTGTTGTTTCAGACGCTTTACGATGTCTGCCGCACTGTGTTCGCCTGAAAAGATGTCAAAACCTTCACGCATCCATTGCTCGACAACGATGGTCGGTATCTGTGCGACTGACATGAACTCACCTTCCCTGCGTGACTTTGATTCATTCCGCTGTTCTTTGATGCGGTTCATAAAGTCGTTGCTTAGTTCCTGCGTATGCTTGCGGAATACACCACCGACATCGCATCCATAGTCTTCTTCGACCCCGATCAGTCGAGGTTGTTTATTCATGAGATTTCTCCTTGAGGATTAAGGCGTGAGGGGCGGTTCGTAAGGAGAGCGAACCGAACCGTTGCTCCCCTCACTCCTAACTATTCACGATCTATGAAAGACCGTTGATTTGTGCTGATGCCTTGTCATTTAAGTGCATTAGTCCACCTTCGTACGTAACGAAGTGTTTGTCGGAGTCGCCTGTCTTCGCTAACAGTGTCCGAGATGTTGGACGTAGCACTGCTGACCGCCACATTGTTGGGTCAAGCAAGAACGCATGTGTGGACATTTGGATACGGTTGAGAACGACCTGCAACGTGCCATATGGGTTAACCATAATGTTGACAGCGTTTGTCAGTGTTTGGTTCTCATCGTTGAATGTCCGTTGGCGACCTGATGCTCCTGTGAAACCAGCAACGATTTCTGAATCGCTTGGTTTGATCATGAACAATGTTGGGTCACCACCTGCGTTGTACGCCGCTTCGTGCGCATCAAGCAGTTTCGCTTCTGTTAGTGGATCAGTCGCGTTAGTTCCTGCGTCAATTGTGTTACCTGAGTGGATCAGTTGTGACGCTGAGTCCATTTCACGTGCTGTTGAAGAGTTACCTGTAACTCCTGCATTGTCCTGACCGACGTAAGCGAACTCGATGTCTCGCTTCAGTTCCTTCAATGCTTTGCCTAACTGGTAAGCAGTTTCTTTGGCACGACCGTAAGTCTTGATTGCGTCTGCTGTTGCAGAAACTTGAAATGCCTTGGTCAAGATTTGCGTGTTGCCAGTCTTCATGGTTGTCGCTGTTAGCGTTGCCATGCTTGGGTCTGCACCTTCAACCGCTTTGTTGTCGGCGGCAGCAGCAAGGGTGTCTTGCTGATATTCGTACACTCGTGCGTGCACTTTTTGTGGGCGGATTGCCGTGTACATTGGGCAATCGGTAGGCGAAATGATCGAGATTAGATCCTGTACGTCTTCTGCCTTACCCACTTGGTCATACGTGGTGTATGTTGCCATTTCTATTTACTCCGTTGGGTTAAGTTAAACCTCCCAACGCGAAAGAAGTACGTCTGCAATATCTTCCGTATCGCTCCCACGCATAGATAGTTTCTCCTGCGCTTTCTTCATGCGACGTGCTTTTGCGGCACGTTCACCTTCGGGTGCTTTGGTCGATCTAAGAACCTTCTTTTTGGCGGCAGTCTTCTTTTTCACTGTTGCCACCTGTTTTCCTTGGTCAAACAATCTCGCTTTGTGCAAAATCTTAATGGCAGTTGGATCGACAATGGTGTTGACCGTTGCCTCATCCATACCTTGTTCAATCGCATATGCACGAATGTCATTGTAGAGATCATCAGACCACTCAGGGATGTCGTTCTGTAGAACCTCAACTGCTTGCTTTGCGGCGTCCCGTAATGCTTGCTGGTTCTGTGCTTGAACATCTGAGTAGAATTTGTCTGCTTCTTCTCGCAGGAACTTTAGTTCTGTTTCTGCGTCTTGTGCTTCCTTGCGGAGCAAAGCGAAATCATCCGCTTCCATAGTCTTTGATGCCAAGAGCATATCGACTTCAGAATATGGTTTATAT